GCGGGTTACAAGGAGAGGTTGAAAGAGTTTCTTGACAGCCAAGACCGAGAAGCTAAAAAAGTTGTACCCCTAAGTAAAGGCGAACAACAAGAACTGAAGAGGATTGAGAATGAGATTGATGAGATTGATTTTCCTAGCAGCGATTAGCTTGTTTGTGTTTTCTGGATGCACTATATCTGAAGACATGATCGCTAATAAAGACTTGTACTGCTCAGGTGTCTACAAAGGCATTCGGGCTGTGGGCCGTGTGGCTACTGAAGTAACTACAGGCATAGCCGTTCCTGATGTATGCGAAACCATCGACGAGATCGTCGAGGAGGATACTGAGGGAAAGTCATCCGAAACATAGATGCCCTGACTAGGCTTTATTTGTTGACGCTGTGATGGATGATTATTTCGCCAGAAAACCCGATTGCGAACTACAACGCAGCGCAGGTAGATACAACTCAAAGTCTTACGGTTACGCTATCTTCTGACACGGTAAAAGAGCTTGATCTTCCTGAAGGTCAGACAGTCAAAGGATCAGTATCTGAAGACGGTAACTCAGTCACAATAAGCACTGAGAATGGCGAAGTAAACTTAGTTGGCAGCTTTGCACAAGTCTCAGGCGAAGATGTAAACGTCAGAGTCAGATCAGCAGAAACACCTGCTGATACAGAAGTTAAGCAAGGGCCGCAGACTGAGGGCCAAGAGCCAACCAGACAGTCCAAGCTGGATAGAGTATTTGAAAACACATCTGCCAAGATAGACAACAGTGCAGATGTAGAAAAGCTGCTTACTGATCTTAAAGCAGCCATAGAAGGAGGCGAGAATTCGGTATTTGGCGAGATAGATTTAGAAGACTTGCCGCAGATAGAGTATGAGATCAATAAGTACGATACTGAAAAGAACTCGTGGGCTTGGGACGCACCAGAAGCCAGAGACCTTGAAGATGTAAAATTAGGTGAGACCTATGTGGACTTTACTGATGGGGAAATTAACTCTGGTGAAGAAGAATGGATGGGATTCGAGGCGCTTCTTGGTAACACTGATGAAGATTGGGAAATCAATATCGAAACGGACATTGGTGAGCGCGATCATATCTGGCTCCAAGGCCGAGTGGTTGAAAACCGTGGCAGGTTCAATATGTGGTTTGATAATCCCGGCACTGCTGCTTATGCGAAGCAGAACATCGATAAGGTTGCTCAGAAGATAGAGAGCTTCGGTATAATGATTGACCATTTAGGTATAGCTCCATACCCGAGAGACAGGGTAGAGAACCCGCCCAAAAGCACGTTTATGATCGAGGTTTAGATGAGCAAGTTAAAAGGACTCTTATCGACACTAGCCCCTACCGTGGGTAAGGCCATAGGCGGTCCTATGGGCGGCATGGCCGTAAAATTAGTGGCCGACAAACTGGGCGTATCAAACACCACCGATCCAGCCAAGATCGAGAAATACATCGAAGAGCATCCAGATTCCATCAGCGCGTTACAAGAAGCAGAGCTAGAGTTTGCCAAGACGCTAGAAGAACGCAAGATAGACCTAGAGAACTTTAAAGTTGAAGTGCAGGACAGGCAGTCTGCCAGAGAGATATTTGGCGAAGACCCTACGCCCAAGATATTTGCCATTATTAGTCTTATGGGATTTTTGGCTTATATATTCTTAGTGACGTTCCGTGCTGAAGCGGTAGACGATGCTTTAGCTAATATTATTTTAGGTTATCTGGGAGGCTTGATTTCGGGCATCTCAGCGTTTTTCTTCGGAAGTAGCAACAACCGAGGTCAGTAATGGAAAGACTAATTGCGATGTTAAAACGGCATGAGGGCGTTGAAACTCATGCGTATGAATGCTCTGAAGGCAAGATTACTGTGGGCGTTGGTCGAAACATAGACCAAGGGGGCGGTATGGGTTTGTCTGATGACGAGATTGACTATCTTTTACAGAACGATATTGAGCGTTGCATAGTGGAGTTATCGTCTGAATACCCTTGGTTTAGTGGTCTTGATGAGGTTCGTAAAGATGCCATAGTAGACATTTCATTTAACCTTGGTCAGACTCGCCTGAGGCTTTTTAAACGTGCCCTTGCAGCCATGGAAACCGGAAACTATAAGGAGGCTGCCACAGAGTTTTTAGACTCTAGGTGGGCAAAGCAGGTGGGTAGTCGAGCGTTAGAGCTAACAGATATGATCTCTAGCGGTGAATATGCGGACTAAATGATATGTCATTTTTTAAGCTAACTTTAGCACCCGGCATTGATAAACAAAACACTGAGTACGGTGCAGAGGGTGGTTGGACCGATTGCGACAACGTGCGCTTTCGCTACGGGCTGCCTGAGAAGATAGGTGGTTGGCAAGAGTTCAGTGATTCTGGCTCCAACTACTTAGTTGGAAGGCCCTCCGATATATACACATGGACCAGTTTGACGGGCATACCATACGTCATGGTGGGCACGCATAAAAAGCTCTATGTGAACACAGGAGGCGGGTGGACTGATGTTACGCCAATCCGCGTAACAACCTCCGCTGGAGATGTTACCTTTGCCGCGACTAACGGATCAGCAATTATAACTGTGACAGATGCCTCTCACGGCGCTTTTCAAGGCGACTTTGTCACGTTCTCAGGAGCAACGTCTTTAGGCGGCAATATCACCGCCACGCTGCTGAACGCTGAGTATGAAATTACCGAGATTCTAAGCACCGATACCTACACGATCACGGCCTCTGTATCGGCAAACAGTTCAGACACCGGCAACGGAGGCAGCTCTGTCGTAGGGGCATATCAAATTAACACTGGGTCCGACATCAGTTTCTTTGACTTCGGATGGGGCACCGGGACGTGGGGACAGTCAACATGGGGCACTCCTCGGTCTGGCGTAACAGGCATCAGTTTAGCCTCTAGGGTTTGGCAGTTTGACAGCTTTGGTGAGGATTTGATCTGCCAGCTGCAGGATGGGCAGACTTTTCTTTGGGACCTAAGCGCAGGGACCACTGTCCGAGCGGCCCAAGTGACTGGGGCGCCGACTAAAAGCAAGTTTGCTCTTGTATCTAGCCCAGACAGGCATCTGGTATTGTTCGGCACAGAAACCACTATAGGTGACCCAGCTACTCAGGACCCCATGTTTGTGCGGTTCTCCGATCAGGAAGACATCAACACTTTCACCGAAAGTGCTACAAACACTGCGGGTGGCCAACGTCTAACTGACGGTAATGAGATTGTCACCGCCATCAGATCGCGTGGTCAGATACTGATTATTACTGACACCTCACTGCACGGCATGCAGTTTATCGGACCCCCTTACACTTTTGGCTTCAATCAGCTGGGCGCTAACTGTGGCTGCTCAGGTCCTCACGCGGCAATCGACGTGAACGGCGTAGCCTTTTGGATGGGCATCGAAGCTTTCTATGTCTTCGACGGTACGGTGAAAAAGCTGCCTTCGACGGTACAGGACTATGTCTATGAGGACATAAACCTTATTCAGAGAAACAAAATCTATGCGGGGCTGAACAGCAAGTACAATGAAGTGACTTGGTATTACTGCAGCAACAGCAGTAATTTTATCGACCGCTGCGTTACATATAATTATGTTGAGGACACTTGGGCAATAGGCACCTTATCGAGGACCGCGTGGCAGGATTACGGCGCCTACGATAACCCGCTTGCTACTGACTATGATCCTACTGGCGCAGAAAGCACTATAACGACGATTTATGGCCTGACCGCAGGACGAGCGCAGGTATATCAACAAGAAAAGGGAATAAACGCAGACGGGCAGGCGCTCTCGGCTTTTATCACGTCCGGTTACTTTGATATAGGCGACGGGGACAACGTAATGCTGATGCGTAAGTTCATACCTGATTTTAAAGATCAGCAAGGGGATTTGGCGGTAAACCTTTTCTTACGGTCCTATCCTCAGGCCACTGCCACTAATAGCTCACTGGACCCTTATACGATTTCTCCGACGACGGACAAAATAGACACGCGGGCTAGGGGTAGGCAAATCCAACTCAAAATTACCAGCAGCGCCGTGGACACCAACTGGCGATACGGCACCTTGCGCGTAGATATACAACCGGACGGATTACGATGAGCAAGATTACCAATGTGCGTTTACCTAACGTCACTAGCCCCGACTACGACCCAGAGCAGTTTAACCAGCTGGTAAGATCGCTAGA